AATGATTATTGCTGGTTTGTTGGAATTAGAAAACACATAGATAGTGGTGCTTCATCTTTTGTTATTTTAAAATCTGACCCAGCAGCTATACCAGATTGGTATGAAGTTTTAAATTTACAGATAGCTCTTCAAGCCAGAACTGATATTTTCGACCCTGCTGATGCTACTACATATTATTTCGGCATGCCTGGACACGATTCAACTGCTGATAGAAATAGAGTGTATATTCCAATGGCTGGTAAGATTACTAAAGCTTATATATACTGGGTTGCTACTGGAACTGCTGGAAGTTCTGAAAAGATTTCAGTCTATCTTCGGAAAAACAATACTTCCGATACACTACTTGGAGAATGGGAAAATTCAGATGCAAAAAAAGTAATAACAAAAACTGGGCTAAATATATCAGTTGCTGACGGAGATTATTTTGAAATTAAGGTTGTCTGCCCGACCTGGGAAACAAATCCTGCACAGGTAAAAATAAATGCTACAATTTATATTGAATAAATAAAAGGAGAATAAAATGAGTATTCCAAACATATTTCATGTATTTCAAGACATTCATGCAGATGCAGGCAAGATAACTGCTGAAAGATTAAACACTAACTGGTCAAGATTGTATGATATGTTTGACCCAGCTAAAATAGGTATAAGTGAAGACAATATAAAATCTTCAAGTAAAATTTTGATTGCTAATAAAAGTTATACTGGAGCAAATAAAATCACTGGTAGCTTTGAATTTAATGTTTGTCCAATAATTCCTGATGCTTCTCTATCTGAAGCAAAAATAAATATTGTTAATTTAGTAAAAAAGGTTAGCGGTAAAATTCCTGATATAGATATTGATACAAACATACCAAGAAAAAATATTGATGAAACTATTTCTGGAAGCTGGACATTTAATCAAGCAATAAAAAATTTTCTTGCTGAACATAAAGAAGCTTTACCAGACACTGTTGTTAATGGACAAATTATAGAGTTTTCTGGAGATTTATATGTAGGAAAAAACGGTATTTGGGAAAAGATTCATTATGTAAGTTCGCCAGTAAGTGAATTAGGCTCAATAGTAAGTAATAATACAAGAATAACTGGTGGTGGTATTTTAGTTACCAATACAGTGAATTATATAAAATTAAAGCAATATACAGCAAACGAGGCAACTGGCCCTATTAGAGTTATTTATGGTGGAGAATCAGGGATAGGCGGGCCATATCTTAATTTACAACTAAAGAAAAATGGGGTAGAGGTAAGCACGTTAACTATAGCACCTGATTCAACCGATTCAAAAAGCTATGATTTCACAAGTTTAGCTCAGAACGACACCATAGAACTCTGGGGTTTCATAAGTCAGGGAACTATTGCCGAGGTTAATAAATTCGATATATGCTATGACCATGCGATTAAAAAGATTGACGGCCATACTTTAATAACGCCAATCACGATAGCGTTTGAATCTGGTCTGGCTTATAGCTTTACAACAAGCTAATAAATAAATGAAATATATAAAAAAGGAGAATTAAAATGCCTATTAACCCATTAATTGGTGCAGCTTTGATAGAGACTGGTGCTGGCTTGTTGAGTGGTTTATTAAAAGGTATAGGAAAGGGTAAAGCTGCTAAAGAATTAAAGAAAGAAACTAAACCAAAAACACCATACTATGAATCTTTTGCAAGTTTACCAATTTTGCAAGGATTATTGCAAAAGTCTATTCTTGGAGCTATGGGAACACAGCTTGGGCAAGATACTTTAAGCCAGTGGGGCATAAATCCTGACCAGATAATGAGATTATTTGCAAGTAAACAAACAACTTCACCAAGCATTTATAGTATGTTAACTGGAAAGTTTAATAAATAACAACGATAAGGAGAAACAAAATGCCTAACAATAATAACAATAATAATGAAACATTTTATTCTCCAGAATTAGAAGAGCTTAAAAAAAGCTTGCTGGCCAGGGACTGGTTTAAAAGTCCATATCAAGATTTATATATGGAACAATATGAACGATTAAATCAACCTATGAATGTTCAATCACTAATAAATACTGCAAGAGCTAATATAGCTGGACAAACACAAGCTGGTATTCAAGAAGCTCAAAGAGCTGCTGGAGCAAGAGGTTTTGCTGCTAGTGAATCTGGGATAGCTAATAGAGCAATACAAAATGCTATTAGGGCTGGACAGCAGACATTAGGACAGACTATTGGTCAAATAGTTGGGCAAGCACAACAGCAGGAGCTTGGTAAAGCACAGGCTGCTACACAACTACTTAATGCTTTAACTACTACTGGACAGGAAGGGGCTTTGGGGGCATTACAATTAGGTGGCGGATTAGAGCAGTTTCAAAAACAGTTTGGGCAGGGACAGATTATGGACTTTCTAAATTTGCTTATGGGATTGTATGGAACTGAACAGCAAAGTCAATTGGCTCGTTATTCACCTTATTGGAGTGCTTTATCTACTATTTATAGTGGGTAATTTAGATAGGAGATAAACATTATGGCTATTGATTTAAGGGAAATTGGGAAAAGTATAGAAGATACTTCCAGTAAGGTAGCCGACATATTATTAAGAAAGTATCTAACAGAACAAGAGATAGAAGCAAGGAGAGCAGAATTAGAAAAACAATTAGAACAACAGCGTCTTCTTCATGAAGCAAATTTGGCTTTTGAAAAACAAAAATTAGATACAGATTTAGCAAGAAGAGAAAAAGAATTAGATAAAACTCTTGCTCAACAAAGAGATTTAAGTTTAAGAAACGACAAAAGACAATACAAAGCTACTCTTATGAGTGGGGGTTTATCACCAGAAGCAAGTGAATGGATGACAAGAATAGAGTTTGCTGCTAATCCACTGGAAAAACAAGTAGGCACTGCTATAATGTTAAAATATAACGAACTAATATCTAAAGCGTTGCAAGGAAAAACACCTACTCAAGAAGAGTTAAATCAGCTGCCACCAGATTTAAGAACATCATTCTGGAAGGACTATCAAAAACATCGGCTTACTGAAAGCCAGATACAAGAAAATCTGTTACCTGGTTTTAGGAAAGACATAGAATCAGACCAAAAACTTTTTGAAGACATAGAAAAAAGGGAACTTGAACAAAGAAAGAGACAGCGTAAAGATGTCGCTACTTCTATTGAAAAAATAAATAGTGAAATTGAAAAGTTGGACACAGCAATTGCGAGTAAAGAACTTCAATTAGCTAATAAACTATCAAATGTTGGGCTTACAAGAACAACTTTAGCAGAACTTACAAGCGGTATAGGAAGCAAAGAAGAGGTAGAAAAAGTAATAAAAAAGCTTACACCACTTTTTGAAAAAAATCCAGAAATACCTGCTCTTCTAAATGAGATAAACAGATTGAAATCACAGAAAGCTTCTTTAGAAAAAGATTATATGCAAATGCATAATAGATTACTTGAAACTACTGGAGAACCAGAGGGTGTTAGTAGTAGTGGTGGTGTAAACATCATGCAAACACCACAACAGGCAAGTAAGGTTATAACTTCAGCTCAAATAGATAGTTTAGTAAATGCTTGGATAAAAGAACACCCAGAAGCCGCTAAAGTAAGAGAAGATGTAAGACAAACAATAATCAATGACTATAAAGAAAAAGGCTATATAATACAATGAGTAATGGCTTAATCACTTCAGATTTAGAAGAGAAACTTAAAAAACTTACTGACACTTCTATTCAAGCACCAGAAACTCAAATAGATTCAGACCTTGAGTCTAAACTATTGGCATTAACTGAACAAGCAAAATATGCAGAAGAACAGCAACCATCTACTGCTGGGGAAGCTGAAACAGAAGAAAGTTTAGAACAGAAGTTAATGAGAATAACCTATCCTGAAGGGCAACCAGCCACAACAATTTCTGCTGCACCTAAAGAGAGTTTATGGCAAAAAATTAAATATGCTATTGGATTAGAAGAGGAAGATAAGTTCACCTATGAAGATGTAGAAAGAGCTGCCGCTTTACAAGGAAAAGAAATAGCCCCAACAACAGAATATGAAAAAGCTAAAGTTATGGGCGTTTCTCTTCCAACAGGAAAAGTAATTTTACCAAGTGGAGAGATTAAGCGTGATATTGGGACAGGATTAACAACTGCTGTTGTTTCTGGTGTAGCCAGAGGGATTACTTTAGGCATACCAGAAAATTTAATGAGACTTGTTGGGAAAGAAGAATGGGCAACCTATTACCCAGAAACAAAAGCTGAACAGATAAGTTATGCTGTTGGTAATCTGGTTGGCTTTGTTGGTTCTCCTGTTGTTAAAACTTTTCATAAAGCATTTAGTAATCTTACCAGCAAAGTAATTAGCAGCGAAACTATTGGAAAAGTTGGGCATAAATTTGGGGCAAAGGGAGCAAGTGGAGTAAAGTTTTTAAAAGAGTTTGTTGATAATGCTACAACTATGGCAACTGCCTTTGCTGTTCAAACACCAATCATAGATAAGAAAGATGAATATTTAAAAGAAGTTTTAAACAATGCTATAAATGGTGCAACAGTAGCCTCAGTATTTCAAACTGTTAGCTTGATAAATCCAAAACTTATTGAGTTTGTTTCACCAGAAGGAAGTAAATTAATAACAGCTATAAATAAGAAATCGTCTCCTTTTTTGTTTTCTGTATTTAGAGCTGGAACAGCGGCTGCTGCTGATTCTTTACTTTTCTCTGAACAAGCTCAACAACCTGATTTAGTAGATAGAATTTTTAATATTGGTATAGCCGCTTATTTTGGAGCTAAATCACAATTCTTACCAGCAGAAGCAATTGCTGCTCAAGTTCATCAGGAGATAGCAAGAGATACAAAAAAGATACTAAAAGAAATGCCTGAAGTTGTTAAAGCAGCAAAAGAGCTTGAAATAAAATCTCGTGATTCTGCTAACACATACTTATCAGCTGATGCTGAAGACCAACCATTTCCTAAAAAAATAAAGATACTTGTTAAGAAAACACCTAAAACACCAACAGAAGAACCGCAATATGAAGTAAAGGAAGTAGATAAATATTATGGTTATCAAACGAACTATAACAGAAAGTCAGAAGAATTAGGGACACTTGAAAAAAGAAACTTTCTTGATATGGATATAGAGAAAGAAAGCTATTGGGACAATCATAGAAAAGAAGCAGAAAAACTAACTCCAGATAGAAATAAAGTAATAATACTTAATGCTCTTAAAAAAAGAATTAAAGTTGCTAAAGATGCTGTGGCAAGAAGCCATAATATTGAAGAAGAAAAAATTGGTTCTGTCTATAATTTATTCTCCTATAATTTAAAAGGAGATGATAGTTATGCAGTTAATCTTTTTCCAGAAAGAACATTAGCTATTAAAGGAGATAAGCTAACTCCTCAACAGGTTGAAGATTTTATTTGCAGAAATATAGATATCTTATCTAACCCATTATTTTCTATAAGAACACAAAAAGGAAAAGATGGACACATAATTCTTGATATTGTTAGAACTTTTAAAAATAAAGATGTAGCTATAAATACGGCTAAAGAATATCAACAAGAAAGCATTTATTATCTTGGAAAAAAGACTAAAGATAAAACAGGAAAATTTATTGTATCTAATGCTGAAAAAATTGATGTCAATTTAGAAGCAATAAATAGCTCTTCAGAAAATCTGCCAACAACTCCAATTCAGCAAAGACATTTATCAAAAACAGAAGGAAAACAGGTTGTAGAAGTATTTCATTTTAGTTCGTTTATAGATGATAACATTGGTTGGTTTACTCCACAAGCAATGGGCTTATCAAAAACAAACAGAGAAATTAGTAGAGTGTTTTATCATAAAGATAAAAATGCTGGTTTATTGCCTGGTCAATTGCCTTTCCTTACTTTTTATACAAGAACTTCACCAACAATAGAACCTCACTTAAATATAGGTAAGTCTTTATATAGAACAGAAATAGCTTTAGATGATTTGTTTATTGCAGAAAGTGGTAAAGCACTACCTTCTCCACAAAAGCTGGTAAAACAAGGAAAGCTTGGTGTTTATTTTCCAGGAACTGGAGAAGTTTGGCTATACACTCCAATTAATGCTGTTAAAGTTGTTGATAAGTTTACAGACATAAATTGGCAATCTAAACAAACTTATTCTGGTGAAACACTTGTTGATTATCTTAATACTGAAGTTTTAAAACCAACAGGTAAGATTGTAGATGATTTTAATTTAAGAAACATTTCAGAATTAGAGAATGCTTCTAATGTTTCGTCTGTTATTCAGCAAGTAAAAAATGGAGAGCTTGATAGCGATACAGCTTATGAAGAATTCTTGAAAAAATCTAAATCAGTTGATGATTTAAAAAATAGGTTATTACAAGTATTTAAATGTCCTGTTTGTAAAAAACTTACTGCTCCTGGAGATACTTGCCCACATTGTGGGGCTGATATCAAAACATTCAGCGATAACTGGAAGTTTTATATTGATAAATTAAATAAAGCTAATCCAAAAGAAACCAATAAAATTATTGAAGATTTAACAAATACGGATGACCCAGCATATCAAGAACAATTTTTATTTGATGCTGGTTTTATAAAAGATAAGCAATTAAAAATTCCAGCTGGTGAAATTGAGGGTGGTAAAATTAAATTATTCTTAATAAAACCAAGACGGGGCGGTGTAATGCGTATCGGTATAGAAGGAGAGATATTTGATAAATTACCAGCTGATGCAAGTTTAGATGATGTTTTAAAATTACTCCCACCAGATATGCCTGTAATGATTTCTGGTGCTGGAGAAAGAGCAGTTAGATATACAGCTAAAGAATTACAAGATTTAATGGCACAAAAAGATGGCGGTATGGGAGTATTTGTTCCAGCTGTTCACTATTTTACTAAGAAAGGAATAGCTTTTAGAGATATCTATCTCACTGCTCTTGATGGAGTTGATGCTTATAACAAACTTGTTAGAAGAGCTGATAAAGTTATTATTCCTGAAATGAAAAAGCTAACACCAAAAGAACAAGAAGATTTATTAATTTATTATTATTGGCAACAAGCAGATATAAGACCAACTTTACAAAAAGCTTATGGTATTAATGAAGCACCTAAATTAAATGAAAAACAATTAAACATTGATAAACTTTTAAGAAGTGAGTTTGATGGCTGGCTAAAATCTATTAATACAGCAAGAGAAATACAGGGACTTGCTCCGATAACTGGAGTAGAAAACTATTTTCCAATAATGAGAGATATTTCCAGCGATGGTTTATTATTAAATGCTTTATTTAATGAACCAAACCCAGTAAGAATACGCATAGCTTTTCAGAATATTAGAGACCCATTCTTAATAGAAAGAACACCAAACATAGAACCAATCAAATTTAATTTAGTGGAGATATATAGTAAGTATGTTCAGAAAACTGGAAGGTATGTTGCTAATGCTGAATTTCTTGCTAAAACAAAACTATTGTTAAGACCTATTTCTTTAATTGTTAATGGGTCATTAAAAACCTATAACTTACAAACAGAAAAGCCAAACATGTTTACTGAGCTACAACGATATCAGCAAAGAGTAGCTTTTAGAGTAGTTCCTGATTTCATTGGCTATATGCAATCAGACCCTAAAAACCCATTTGTAAGAACTGCTGCGTTAATAATCAATAAAAATTTAGCTGCCGCTACGCTTGCTTATAATCTAAGAAGTGCCTTAATCCAGCCAACAGCCATTGTAAACCTCACTCTTTTGTTTCCTTCCACAGACATTGCTTGGGCAATGAAAGCTGTGTTAAATCCTAAAAATAGACAATTAATAAATGATTTAAGTAAGCATTTACTTAATAGAAAATTTGATGTTGTTCAAGATTCTTTACAGAAAGAAGTTCCAGATTTATTTGGAGATGGAAATGCTCTAAGAAGAATTTGTAATAAAGGACTTAAAGGCTGGTTAGAAGTTAGTGAGAAAGTGTCAGAAATTGGTTTATATCCATTAAAAGAATTAGATTTTATTACTGCTCAAATTGGTGCTTTGACTGCTTATAGAAATGGAATAAAGAGAGGGTTAGGTGGAAAGGAGCTACAAAGATTTATAGATGAAAGTTTAATTAAAACCCAAATATCTGGCAGCTTTATGGATGTCCCAAAAGCACAGCTTGGAGAACTACCAAAGCTGTTTAGTTTGTTTCAAACTTTTACTATTGGACAAATAAATTTAGCATACAATGAATTGATTAAGCCTACCCTTCATCCAAAGACAGGATGGAATAAAGAATATTTTAGAAAAGTTATGAGGTTTGGTTTATGGTCTATTTTGCTTAATATTTTATATGAAGATGTTTTAAAACTTCGTTCTCCATTACCTACACCAGAAAGAGAAATAGCCAAACTTTTTAAAGGAGAACAAAATTTTGTAAAAACAACTTTTAATACCACCAAAGAATTGGCTGAACAAATACCTTACATTGGGGCATCAGCAAGATGGTCAACGCCTTATAGAGCAGTAGAGCCAACACCAGTTCTTCAAATATGGACGGATACCTGGAGAACTATGTCTAAACTGACTGCTACGCAAAGCTTTAAAAATTTTAAAATTGAAGATTACACATTACTTCCAAGATGGCTTGGAGTTCCAGGAACAAGCCAATTTGAAAAGAGTTATAGAAGATACATGCAGGGAGCAAGTTGGGAAGAAATAGTTCTTGGAATAAAACCTGAAGAGGTTAGCGGTATAAAAGCTAAACAAAGAGCTACCGCAAGAGAATGGAAAAGAAAGAGGATATCCAAATGAAAAAAAGAAGTGAAAAGATTATTGAAAAAATTATTTGTCAGCAAATTAAGACTGAACGAACAGTAGAGGAGCGGCTTACCATAATTGAAGAACTACTAAAACATACCTTAGACAATGAGCTTGCTCACATTTGGGCTTTTATAAAAGCAATTCTTGGTGGGGTGATTACAATATTAGGAGCATTATTAATTTCTTTTTTAACGAGGTAAAAAATGCCATATACAGAAAAAGAGAAAAAATTGCATGCTGCTTTAGTTAAAAAATATGGGCCAAAAAAAGCAGAACAAGTTTATCATGCAATGCTAAATTCAATGAAGCATGAAGCTATTTTTGGTGCTAAATCAAAAAGAAGAAGACAAGCAAAAAAGACAAATAAAAGCTAACTACTCTATCCACCTATTTTTTATGCTAATAGATACAGCCAAAATGTCTGTTAGTTTTTTTGGAATGTCCCATAAATAAAAATCTGTCATAGATTTTTCTATTATATCCCTCATCTTTTTTACTTCACTTTCTTTAACTTCAACGATAAGTTCATCATGAACTTGTATCAAAATTTTGGCATCTAATTTATTTTTCTCTATTTCTTTTTGTAGTTGAACCATAGCTATTTTAATTATATCTGCTGCTAATCCCTGGACAGGTGTATTGATAGCTATCCTCTCAGCATGCTTTCTTTTTTCTTTATCATTTGAATTAATGTCTTTTATATATCTTATGCGTCCAGTTATTGTTTTTATATACCCAAATGTTTCAGCTTCCAATGCTGTTTGTTCAGCATAAAGTTTAAGCATAGGATATGTTTTAAAATAATCATCAAGAACTTTCTTGGCAGTTCTTGGATGGCAATTTAATACTTTGCTTAATCCACCAGCTCCCATCCCATATAAGACACCAAAATTTACTTTCTTAGCATTCAGCCTTGCTACAACCTTATCTTTTTCATTAGCAAACAAGCTATTCGCAGTCATCTGATGAACATCTTCACCATTCTTAAAAGCATTATATAATTTATTCTCTCCTGAAAGAAAGGCTGCAACCATTAATTCTATTTGATTATAATCAGAGATAATAAACTTATACCCATCTCTGGCTACAAAGGCTTGTCTTATTTTTCTTCCTTCTTCATCTTTCTTTGGTATGTTTTGCAGATTAGGATTACTGGAAGCTAATCTTCCAGTGGCTGTAACCATTTGAGAAAAAGTAGTGTGAAGTCTTCCATCCTTTTTGCTTAACTTTTCAGTAAGAGCAGTAGTATAAGTTGAATCAAGTTTTTTAATTTTTCTATATGTTAATAGCTTTGAAATAATGGGATGATGCCTTTCCAATAATTGTAAGGTTTCATTGTCGGTAGATAACTGCCCCTTATTTGTCATTTTTACCTTTGGTAAACCTAAAACTCTGTATAAAATTCTTTGTAATTGTTTTGAAGAATTAATATTAAATTCTTCTTTTGCAAGCAGATAAATATCTTTTTCTAATTGCTTTAATTGTTTTTCAAAATCAGAGTGAAGGTTATTAAGAAAAATAGCATCTAAACCAATACCGTTCCAGGTCATTTCAGCTAAAACTTTTTCTAATGGTAATTCAATACACTGATACCAATCATATAAAACACTATTCTTTTTAAGCTCAAAATTTACAAAAGAAAATAGTTCAAGAGTTGCTCTGGCATCTTTACTTGAATATTCATCTGCCTCATCTATATCTACATTATCAAAAGTTGTTAATCTGTTTTTAATTTTTATTAGCTTCTTTAATTCGTCTTTTTCTTTTTGATTGATTAGCCCATATTTTTTAGACTGAGCAGCCAAAGAAGTGTCCTGCTCTGGGTCTAAAAGATAAGCTATTAACTTGGTATCTTCATACCATTCGTTTACTTCTAAGCCTAACTTCTTAAGCTGTAAATAGTCAAAATAGAAATTGTGAAAAACTTTAATAACATTTTCGCTTATTAAAGGATTACTCAATAATGCTTTAATATCTTCAAGAGAATAATTATTTCCTACTTTATGCTTTATAGGTAAATAAACACTTTCTTCTTTTTTAATTCCCCAAGCAAGTGAAATACCTACTACTTCATCATCAAAGTTTAAGCCAGTAGTTTCAGTATCAATAGCAATTATTTTTTGCTTGGAAAGAATTGTTTTTAATGTTTTTAAATTCATTATTTTATACAGTAATTACATAAACAGGTGTTTTGATAAGTTCTGCGTTAATTGGATTATATTCAGGATATTGGTTTATTATTTCTTCTAACGCTACTTCCCAAGCATCTACTGAATTTACTTCACCCACCACAACTACATAAACTTCAAAGCATGTGTTAAAAGGGTCAATAACCGTAGAGGATTTTACTTTTTCCAATAAAACTTTAAATGTGTTAGTCATTTTATTCTCCTTATTTTATTTTATTTTTTCAAAATCAAAGCACTCAAAACTAATAATGGTATTAATATAATCTTTGCCAACAAATATCTTACAATCCTTCTTACATTCTTTACATTTATCAAGCATTGTATCTTTAGGCACAGTTCCAACTTCTTCTGTCCACATGTGTATCTTTTCCAAAGCTTTGTCTATATCTTCTAAAGAAGTGTAGTCTTCTTCAAATCTTTTCATACACTCATCACTACAGAAGAAGTAGTGTGAGCTATCCAATTCCTTTCCACAGTATCGGCAACGACGGATTTTATTCATTTGTTAACTCCTTAATTAAAATGTCTAAATTAAAATAAATTGGTATATGATGCTTTCTTGCAAATTCTATTTCATTTAAAACACCCTCGCTGTTCTCATAGTTTGGAATAACATACATTGCATCACAGACTTCAAGGAATGCAAAATCAAGTTCATAAAAATCATCAACGGTTAGTGGTATATCATTTATTAAAAGTAGAAAATCTAATGCTGGAGTAAATGGAGCAAGACCGTTAGCTATCAGCTTAGCTGCCACATCTAAAAAACTTTTTACATTTCTCCCATATTCTATAACAGGATTAATTTTTTTATTGGTTGGTGTTATTGCTCCAGCAATATAAATTCTTGTTCTCATTTCTTCTCCTTTACCATATCATTTTTAAAATGCTGAATTCTTTTTTCAGCTATTTTAATGTATTCAGGTTCTTTCTCAATACCTATATAAGACATTCCTTCTAATAAAGCAGCAATTCCTGTCGTCCCAGAACCTATAAACGGGTCTAATACTAATCCGCCTTTTGGGGTAATGAGGCGAACCAAATATCGGATAAGAGCAATAGGCTTAACCGTAGGATGAGTGTTTTTCTTATTATCAAGTCCTTCGTTTCTTTCATTTTTACTTGCTTTAGCACAATAAAAGAACCTGGCCGCTGAACCATTATCGCCATAACCGTTATAATTTCCTCTGGTAAAATTGGTAACACCATTACCTTGATTATAATCATCTTTATTAAAATGACCGTTTGCTGATTTGGTTTCTGGAAATAAATTTAAAACTTCTTGCGAGCCATCATGAATTAGGTTAGCTGGAAAACGACCTTGCTCTTTACACATTTGAACCCCATTTTTTGTTATATCACCAAATATACTTTTACTATTTAATCCTCTCTTGTCACCTCTTATTCTATTTGTTCCGACTCTATTATCTATCTCTTTTTTTTTATCTATTGGTATCCTTGCCGCATTTATATTTAATCCACCTGTCCCCCATTTTAAGATATTTTCTACTACACTTTTTTCAGATAGTGGTTTTCTGGCTAAACAAATTGGTTCATGAGCAGGCTTTAAAGCTGTCCCCCAACCTTCAAAATCTTTTTCTTTATTTCTTTCTTTTTTATTTAATTGTTTATTAATATCCAAACTTTTAGGAAATCCTGAACCATATACCCACTCAACCATATCTCTGATTTCAAATCCTGCATCTTCAATAGCACAAGCAAGTCTGTGATAAGTTCTTGCTCCACCAAAAGAAAGAAGAAACCCACCTGCCTTTAATATTCTCCAGCATTCTCTTGCCCATTTAAATGTAAAATTATAGTAATCATTTTCTTCTTGTTTAAATTTATCCCAATCTTTTCCCATAAACTCTAAACCATAGGGCGGGTCGGTTACTATACTATCAATAGAGTTGTCTGGAAATGTTTTAAGAACTTGTAAACAATCACCAGAATAAATTATATTAGTTTTCATTATTTTATGTCCTTCTCCAAAAAAATGCCAAGCAATAATAACAAATAATTTATAGCATCATAAATTCTTGATTCTATTGTTTCAGTATCATCTACATACTCACCTCGAACATAAGAACAAATAGCATCAAGATGTTTTCTGAGGTATATCCACAGAACTTTTTCTGGTGGTATGCCTAATTCTTCACCAATGCTTTTAAAATTTCTAAGATAATCCTCTTTACCAGAATAGTTAATGCCTTTACTCATTCTAATTTGTTTAATCTCTGGCAAAACAATCTCATCAACATATTTTTCAAATGTTTCTCTATTCATTTTACTCTCCTTACTCTTTATTTAAACATTTATGAAATACTTTATAAGCTTTCATTTTATTTCTCCTCAAAATGTGAGAATCCAGCATCTTTAAGATATTGCGTTAGTTTTTTGATTTCAAACCTATCGCAATATTTTTTGCTACTAATCTTATATTGATTTTCTCCAAATGGTTGTATCGTAAAAATTGTAAATCCACAATCAATTAGTGGAAGTATTCCTATACCAATCTCTGATTCCATACAAGATATTTCAGCTAAAATATCAAACAAACTGCTTGTTCCGTCTGCTTGTCCTAAACCATATTGTTTTTTCATATTGACCTCTTTCCATGCAAAACATATTTGTTTAACCTGTTATAAAGTTCTTTCAAAGAAACAACATCCTCAATGTTATGGGCAAGAACATATTCTAACTCTTTTTTACCTCCAGCAGAAGCTCTCATCCAGATATTAGGGTCTCCAGGCAAGGTTTTGGCTGGTATCTCAAGCAAACCACAAGCATTCCCTAACTTCTTTCTTGATAATCTTAACTTTTGTTTAACCATAATATAAGCATCTTCTACAAGGATTTCTTTATATCCTGGAAAATCTATGCCCCATCTTAATGCTCTCGTTCTTGCAAATGGAATATCAAAACGATAGTCAACTCCATTATATACAATAACCCTGTCATACCCTTTTAATGCTTTTGAAAGTGATGCCACAATTCTTTTATCGAAAGTATGTGTCTTTCTGATTTCATCTGGTTGAATTAAATCTTTTTCTACCTCATCTGTATCATTATTGAGAATGCACCAGGATAGCATGAAATCATAGTCTGCATAGAATCCTGATGTTTCAATATCAAGAAATCCTATCTTCTCTATGAATGGTGAATCCTTTGGAGCTTCTTCAAAGAAACAATTTTGATGCTCCAGATAACTCATTGAATGCTTACAATAATGCGTAGCAAGCCAATCAATTTCTGATTTTTTTAATTTCTTAATGTTTAACTTCATATATTCTCCTTACTCTTCATCCTGAAGTTCATTCTTCATAAATGAAAAACAAAACGGACAAATAATCTCATTTGTTTCTATTAAAAGTAGCCAACCCATTGCCGACGCCATATATGCAATATCGTCTGTATAAAATGCTGATAATCTAATACCACAAAAACGACATTCAATGTATTCCCTGTTTTCAATATCTTGTTTTACACTTTCTTTTGGTATTTTATCTACTATCATTTTATTTTCCTTTTCTTTCTTCAAAATCACAACACCAAAAATTTTCTGATGTTGTTGCTTTTGGGTCATAATAATCATCATCACAAGCAATCTGTATATCTTCACATATTCCCCACATGTTGTCTTGTCTATTCCAAAAGCTACAATTCTTACATATCTTTTCATTCTCTACGTCAAACATTACCAGACCTAAACTTTCTAATGCTTCCTTTTCGCTATCCCCACAGCCCCGATATACCGCTTCACCCAGCTCTGGTATCCTGGCTTCATAGCCATCGTTGTCAGGTAATTCGACTATTTCAATTGTTAGCTTTTTCATGCTCATTTTGCTCCTCTTCGGTATTATTTGGCTTCGTTTCTATCTCTTGAATACCAACTGACCCTATCTGCTCAACAGCAAGCACTATTTTAAATAATTGCATTTCTCTCACTCCTTTCCAAAAATTGCTTTATTAAATATAGAAACTATGTCTAAAATTGAGTATGGATAAAAATTATTTCCATCTACTCCAACATCAAATGCAAGCCTATCTTTTGTAACTGAAGGATAATCAATTTTGCAATGGGTATGCCCGTGTAAATGCCAGCTTCCATGATAAGAACTTTCCCAAGATAGCATAGGATAATGACATAAAACTATTCTTTGCTGATTCCAATTTACTTGACAGATTTGCGATGATGGAAATATCTTATTATCGTTAAAATCTGGATATGATTTATAATCATGGTTTCCTGGAATAAAATGAATTTTTCCATTCAGTAAAGGTGGAATTTCTTTACATAATTTTCTATTCCAAATAAAATCACCAAGAACATAGATTGTGTCATCTTTTCCTACAACTTCGTTCCATCTATCAACCATAACTTTATTCATTTCTTCTACTGAACTAAATGGTCTATTACAATATTTAATAATATTTTTATGTCCAAAATGCTGGTCAGCTGTAAAAAATATTTTACTCATCTTTATTTACTTCCTTATTTTTACTTTCCTTTTCTTCATACTCAATTATTTCTTGCTCTAATTTATTTACTTTTTTACATATATCTGCCCGTAAATCAAACAAAATCATACCAACTTCCATAAGATATTCATCAATATCTTTTTTAATTTTATCAACTAGTTTAGTCCACTCATCATCCATAAACTCTTCTGCTTGCGTGAACATTTCTTCAATCTCGTCGTTATTATAATATTTATTCATTTTTATTCTCAATATCTATTATACTCTTTTTTATTTAATTTGTCAATAGGTGGAACATAATCATACCACTCACCTATGGTCTCAATATTTACTCCTTTTATTTTGTAGTCAATACATTTAAAATTAGGATTATCGTTGTTAGCCCAATTTTTAGCCTTAACAATAGTTAACCTGTCCCTATCCATTGATAAATAAACTCTTGGTTTTTCTAAACCAAAGCTTGCCCCTCTACCTAAAAGTTTAGAACTATCTTTTTGAAGACCTATAATACAAATACCTTTCTCCAATTTTTCATGTATCTTATTTATTTCTGCCCCTATCTTCCAAAATTCATCTTCTATCTCAAGATAATCTATCACATTTATATCGTTTGGCTTAATAACATCAGCAAAATTATTAGACCTGCAGTAAAAATTTGCTTTCCATTTCGTTTTAAACTGGCTTAATCTAATAGCTAATTCTTCTTCAGACATTTCTGAATTGAAATAATGTATCGAATACTTATCCTGATTCATCTTTACAAAATTTAACATGAATAGAGTCTTTCCAACATTTTGAACTCCAGCAATAATAATAATATTTTTAGGATAAACAGCAAACTTCTTTTCTAATCCAAATGGAAAAATTAAATCTAATGGTTTTCCAGGCTTTAAAGCATTAAGATTTATTGGCTCAAGCTCGCTTTCTTTTTTTCGATATGTGGCATTCCACTTTCCATACTTCTCTAAAATACCTTCATCTACCATGTCACTTAGAATTTTAGAAATATTCTTTTTATCAGCGGTAGAAAATACATTTAAATCTTGACAAACATTTCTAAAAGAAAATACACCAGACACATTTTCTACATATTCTCTAACCTCTTCAACAAGAGTGCTACCTTTCTCTCCAACCCTCTTTAATGCTGAAGTAATCTTAATTCTCAATGCATCATCTGGAAATGGTGGCTGGCACATATCAGCATAGGGTTTCAGTGCGTCATATATTTCATCGTATCTCATTCCACCCTTAGCAAGAACCAATGCTAAATGAAATAGACCAGAATCTCTACCACCAAGCTTAAGATTGTCTTTTGTGAATCGATACTTATTGCTGTCTTTACTGTTTAAGAACTCAACTAACTTATCTGGAACTTTACTTAGTTTTTCTGGCAATGAAATCCAGGCATATTCTTTCCCATTAATTTTAGAAGGTGGTAATAATACATAAGCTCCGTCATTTCTAATGTCTATCTTTAGATTTCTATTAGTGGTTGTTCTAAGTTCTGGTGTGTAAGAAAAATAAAAATGCTGTCCACCTCTTGGCGTTACAACCAGCCCACACTCATCATCATCAGATAGCATAGAAGTTATCTTATCAACAGCCTCTTTACTATCTACATCTATAACCGTTATTCCAGATACTTCACCAGTTATGACACCAACATTACCATCTTCACCATTATTCTTAATCCACTCAAGCATTTCTTTTTTTCTTGGCTTTTCGTCCTGATACTGCTTCCATTTTATTGTGCAAACTTTACTGTTTGTGCTGATGGGTATCACTACCCATCCTCTATCAATATACTTTTTTATCTCTTTCATTTTCATTTTTCTCTTCTTAAAGTCAATTTACTTGCTTCTCTGATTGTTAAATTTTTGCTTGACGCTAAATATACAGCTTCACTAAATAGCTTAAGAGGACACTCCATTGAATAGCAACAAGGAGCATTAGTTTCCTTTCTACAAATCTGGCAAAACTTATGCATTTCATTCGTATCAATCCATGATTTTATTGTATTCATGACAATCTCCATGAGGGTTTATACGCACCCACCTTACTTTTAAAAGTTTCAATCAATAAAAGTAACGATTTTACAAGAAAAACACCTATTCTACACATCATTCTTGCTTGTTTTTCGTGGTCTTTTTCCAAATCTATATGGCCAGATAGGGCAGTCCGTAATTTCACACAGCTTAACTTCTTGCTTTGACCCACCACAGCAATCAAGACATTTAGCTCTCATTGCCTTTAGTGGTCTTAATGGTTTTAGATTTTTTACTTCTTTTTTCATTTTCTTTTTCTTTCTTATTGTTTGATTTTATATAGCCACACTGGCTGGCTACATCACAATAATTTAAGCATCTTTTCTCTCCCCAGGTTTCTTCATCAGTGCATTTAGGGCATGGAACTCTCTCGTTAATAACATCATCCAGCAATTTTATTCTATTCTCTACAAACCTTTTAACACTTTCAGTTGGAAGAATAGGAATAGGAAGCTTAAAAATAGGTGTTTTAATAGATGACGTATAAACACTATTAGCAGTAAAATCTTTTATCACTGGTATAAGAATCAGTTTCTTTGCTTCTGGAAATTTATATGTCTTGTAAATATTAAGCTGATGAATATAATCATCAAGACCTTGCCCTTTCAACATCCTTTCTGCTTCATACAACTTTATTATCTTGTAATCATAGATTGTTTTGTTTTCTACATCATACAAATCTGGAGTTCCTGTTAGCTTCAAACCACCAACGCTTACCTCAAAGCTTGTGTCTGGTTCAAATATAAACTTTCCTTTATACTTATCTCTTCTTGAAAGTAAGAAGT